CAATGCCAAGAAGGGTGTGCACGCGGCACTCCACTCATACCCCGAGGGCGCTGCCTATACCAAGGCGAGCCGTCTGGGAATGAGTGAGATGCTCAAGGCAGCAGGCATCCCTCTTGGAGATCTTATGGCACAGAGCATGGAGATGATACCGTGACCAGCAATAGAGTACGACACACCAATGACCAGATAGCCAGTAGAGAGCACATGCTGCCGATAGCCGAGCAGCGCGCATTCGCCATGTGGGCGTCGGCGGGCGGCAGACCAGGAGATCGCGAATACATGTGGCTTCCGACATGGTATAGGATGTCTATCCAGCGCACCGCTGACCGCACTCCCCCTAAGGGAGAGTGCTACGCATTCGCGCATGGAGTGGTGACTGGCCTGAAGGAGCGTTGTCTCATGTCTGACCGTCCCACTGCCAAGGAGCTGGCATGGCGCACGGGCACCGCGCACCCTCAGCGCGTCGCCAAGTGGTTCGGCGACCACGGGAACATGCCGCTGGACGTGCTCTGCATGCTGGCGCTGTGGTATCAGGTGTCCGTGCGTGATCTGCTCTCCACGTATGGCGCTCCCGCCGCACAGCGGTGGCGTGAAGAGCACGCTGAGGAGCTGGCTCAGCGCACGCTGAGGCCAGTGGTGGTCTTCCCGGAGGACGCGCCCCAGAACCTCGTGGCCGCAGCGGCGAGAGTCGCACAGGATACGCCGGCTCAGCCGCTCCCTCATTCCTGAGCCGCGTGCCGCGCACATAACAGCGGCGTTTCGTGCTGCATCATTCCGATGCCGCGAAACGCCGCATGTATCAGCGATTTTGTGTTTTACTAAGAATGTAGTATAGTAGTACTCAGCTGCTGGCATACAGCCTGCGGCGAGGACAACGGAGGACAATATGGACAATACGAACAAGATAAGGCTCACCACCATCACCGACCCGATGCAGGTGAAAGCTGGTGACAAGGCCTACTTCAAGGGATGCGACTTTGGTTTCACCGTGCACCACACGGATAATGTAGACCCTGATCTGCCGTTCACAGTCGTGACGCCATTTGGCGATGCTTGTTGCTGGGCGTGGTCATCACAGTTCGACCACGCGACCAGAGAGATTGAGGAACCGGAATGGCCAGACCCGGACGACATCAAGCTCCACGTCTATCTTGGGGCGGACGGCCGGCGATACATTTACAACCCCGTTAGTGAGGCTGACCCATCGCCATGGATCATCGAGGGCTATTTCGCGTGGAACGCACGCGAGACTATGGAATACTATCACCGTGACGCGCTGCCCCTCACCGAACTCAAACTCATACCTGCAAAGGATGATGACAATGAGTAGTGAAGCCGAGATGACGATAGTCGGCAATCTCACCGCCGACCCAAAGAAACACACTACAAGGAGCGACAATGCTTAACGGTATTCCAAGCCTCATAGTCGGCAATCTGGCGCTCGGAGGCGAGGAGGAATACCTGGGGCAGCTGCAGGTCGCATTCCAGGCCGGTGCACTCTGGGCGACTAGGCATAGGCCCGACCATGACCAGCAAGTGGCTGACGTTGACGTAATTCTCAAAGGCCTTGGGTTCGGCATTCTGACAACTGCGCCAGATCAGGTCGATGCTCACAGACGGTATGCTGCGGTGGAGATAGTCGATGCTCTTCCGATCTCTGACAGCAAGGAGGAATCATGAGCATCGCGATAGATGAAGCGGAGAAGAAATACCCAAGAGACGTGGCACTGACTGCGACATCTGAAAACAACACATGTCGAATAACTGGGTACATTGCTGGTCGCACTGCCGAGCCTACGGAAGAGGAAGTGAAAGCCGTGGCAGACGAGTTAGCAGCATGGAATTTCGATGTTGCGATGAACTCGGGCGCAACAATACATGGCGCTTCCGCTGATTTCAGTAGTCGCTCCTTTGAGTTGCTTGCCAAGCGTATATTGAACGCTGCTCGCAAGGCGGTGTCGGAATGAACTGGTTCTCTTATTGGCTTGGCGTGGCCACGCCGTTCGCCGGGTGGGCTATCGCCTTCCTGCCGCTCGTTACGTGGTCGTGGCTATATAAGGTGCTTAAACGTTCTGTGCCCTACGCATGCTCATGTTCAGAACACCTTGACGGCGACATCTACCAACCAGACACACTGTTCCACGGTTGGCCGTGGCAACGCTGGACGCAATGGTGGCTGCACCGAATATCGAAGATGCACCGCCGCAATACACGCGGAATTCGGCATAGCACTAGCCACACACGTATCACATACTCGTTCGGGTGGCGTCGATCATTTGAACTGCTGTTCAAGAAAGAAAGGGAATCATGATTATGCAGGCAATGACCATTCGTATCTAAACCCGCTATGATGGAGTGTTAGTCATGCTTCTACACAGCGCAACACGGCAGAATGGACTCAGATTTTTGGAAGATATCATCACGGACCTAATCGCCATCGCTAGACGTATTCGTGCTCAGGCAGGAGTCTACGAGCAGCAGGAGGACAGGCGTGCCAGCCTGCTACGGGATGCAGCCGACCAGCTTGATGTGATCATCAGCAGACTGGAGGGGAGGCTCTGATGCTGATTGCGATGGCGCTGCTTGCGCTTACCATTGCTATTGCATGGCTTGGTGACAGACATTAGGTAGTGAGAAACGCCTGAAATATCAACGATTTGGTATTTTACTAAGAACGTAGTATAGTAATACCTGTAAGCAGCTAGGACACAAACAAAGGACATACGATGAACTTCATCGACCTCTACAACGAAATCAACATCAACAGCACCGACTGGGATGTGAACATCAGCTCGAAAATCAACGAGAACGACACCATCACCATCACGGCCCCCAACTACCACTATCTGTTCGAGCTCTCTCAGGATACCAAGAACCCGGACATCATCTACGGCGGCATCTACGTCAACGACGATACGCACGAGGTAATCGAAAACGACTACTGCTACGTCGGTGAGGGCGAGACCGTGGAGACGGTAGCCGAAGCCATCATGAGTGACATTCAGACCGACATGGTGGACTGCGATGCTTGATCTACTCTGCTGCATTTTCTTGGCAATCGGAATAGAATTAGTAAGAATCATGAAATGAATCAGCCTGTCTGCTACTGCCATGCAGCAGCTGCAGGACGAGTTCTTCGATTATGTAAGATAGTAGTGGAAGATCAGCACAGCTAAGGATAGCGAACAATGACTAGAATAGCGGGCAGAAGCTTCATGGTCAACAGAGAGTTCATTCACGGGTATCGCTTAGGCAGATACTCTGACGCCGGACACGGCGTAGTAGGGACTCGTCGGCCAACTAGGCCGGCAGTGGAGGTAGATCTGCAAGACCCGGATATAGCAGCTATGGTGAGGAGATTCAGAAAATTATGAGGTACATAGGAGAAACAGTCATTCCTGACACCGCACAGGGAGAAGAAGAGCACTGGATGATCGTAGAGGCGATTGGTGGCAAGAGTCGGCGATCAACGATATACGCTCGGCACGTCGGTGAGAAGTACCAACTGTGCGAGCTGAGGGCGGTGCGCACTGAGAACGGAAAAACGACCTACAAGCTGACTCATGTCAACTACTGGCCGCTGTTCCAGTGGGTGCAGGAGTTCGGCAGCGAGCATTCTAGGCATGATATCTATGATGTGCTTGGGGTGACCACTGATGCAAGCCATCTGAAGCCGTTCATAGCCCTGAGCAGAAACAAGGTATCTATCGCTGAGGTCACTAGGGCGTTTGACAATATGGGGCAGGCGTTTAACAACCTTGGCAATGCGTTGTCACGAGTAGTCGAATGAGACAAAGATGAGTGAAAATACCAATAATAATACTAACACTAATACCAATACCAATACCGATACCGATACCGATACCGATACCGATACCGATACGCCTATCTACGCAGCCGTGGCGGAGAAGCTAGGTATCGATCCGCTCGGCATACTTGACGTACCGGTGAAGAAGCCGTCATTGTGGGAGCGTGTGGTGGCATGGCTACGATAGACAGATTTGAAGAAGAGCTGTTCTTGTCATTCGTGCGTAGTCGGCACGCCATGTTCGTGCGCCGTCAGGCAGGTCTACCTCAGTCCTCATGGACTGATGACACGATACTAAGTAGCGGGCGGTCATTCACCAACGTCTTCCGAGTGCTGGATAGAGGTACGCAGCGCCTTGTGCGCATGCTGTGGTCATCTAGTGGCCTTGCCATGAACCCCAGTACCACGCTCATGCTGTGCATGGTCTACCGTCGCACCAATAACACTGATTTCTGGAGTAGAGTGCCTGATGAGGTGATGGCACCTGACCTGAGCGATCTGGATGCGTGGTTCAGTAGGATAGACGCCATGTCCACGCTTAGTGATATTAGTCCATTTGATCAGCATCCGTACCTGCTGGTTGGAAGCTTCAATCATTTCCGGATAGAGGGGGACGACTCATCTAATCGAATGATTGACCTTCTACGGCGAAGTGCCGTGGATTGGCTTACCGGTAGTCGTTGGTGGGGTAATATCACTCACGTGAAGCGTGCTGACGGTCATTATGCCTGGCATGTGATGATGGATAACCTCTGTGCCCAGCCGGGAATCAATGATTTTCTCGCGCAGCAGATCGCCACGGATTTCGGCTATAGCCAGTATGGTGACGCCAGCTACGATGATGAGGACGTGGTGTTGGGGCCGGGTAGCCGTCGTGGTATCAAGCGAATTTTTCCAGACATGCCTCTGAAAGATCCATCCGCTGCTAGAGGTGCGATAATCGCATTGAGAAACGAGGTGTGGAGCACGCTGCCAGAAGTCAATCTGTCAGCTGTGGATCCGAATGTATCACACGCGCCATCCCTCATGGATATACAGAACTGCCTGTGCGAGTTTGACAAATATCGGCGAATCAGCACTGGTGGCGTCTATCGAAGAAAGTGGCGTGACCACGGTAGGCGCACTATAACACTGCCGAATAACTGGTAGTACGTATCATGTAGTATTATAGTTACTGCAATGAAATCACAAGGACAGATAAGGACATTTCAATGAAAACTGATAAAGTTGATAGAATCTACAATAGCTCCGGCGTAGATCTTGACAAGCTGCAGAAGAGTCTCGACAATACCGTTATGCTTGCCGTAGTGCAGGCAGGTACATATGTACCAGACAACAACAGAATCGTTTTGGTTCAGTCTCTGCTGTCTGACAGTGCAGGTAGTCAGTATGCGCTTACCTTGTCAGGGCTGGCAATTCCGATTGATCTCCTTGAGGCTGTTCAGAGTCCAGAGACAATCATGTCTGATCTCAAGTGGGCGGTGACAGAGAAATGATGAATGAGAAAGTGATCGACACCTCGACCGGTATCGCGTATAATCTTGAGAGCGAGCCGATAGTGTCCGTGGATAGTCGAGACTACTTCACGCCAGAGGACGCTAGTCGCTGGACCGTGATTGAGATCTACAAGGCTCCCAAGGGCAGCGGCGGCTGGGCATTGGTACAGCTTGGCGTGAGCGCCATTCCCGGTGAGGAGACCTACGCTCGAGTAACCCTATGCCCCAATGTAGATGCCATCGCCGCAGCGCTGCTCCGGCATAGCGGCGGGCGTACCTACTACACCGTAGTCGGTAAGGCAGCACTGATCCTAGCGCAGAAGCAGCTCGGTCGAGCAGAGGTGACATTATGAGTGACAGCGTTAATCATCCTAGCCACTATCAGTCTGGTAGCGGAATAGAGTGCAGTGAGGTACGTGCTCCGCTCCCCACATTTCTCAGCGATGCAATCAAATACGTCTGGAGAGCGCCGTACAAGGGTAATCATCGTCAGGATCTTGAGAAGGCGCTATGGTGCATCAATGAGTACATCCATGAGTGTGAGGTAGCGTTAGGCCCCTACAAGACTAATGCAGCTCAGATGCATGCAGTGGTGGAGCTCGGCTGTGATTTCTGCCGTCTCACCCCATATGGTGATAGACTGAGCAGTGCTGATGAGGTCTGGGAGAAGAAAGTGGGCACGGTGGCCGACTACCTAGAGACAAAGAATGATAGTAGAGCCAGCGTATTCCGCGATCTTCTGGAGCTTGATGTGCGCGGCGTGAAGCTACATATCGAGGCTCTTCTCAGTGAGCTGAAGCAGTAGAGTAGTAAAAGTAGTGTAGATATAGAGCAGTGAAAGGACATATGATGAGGATCATAGGACTATCAGTAGACAATGTCAAGCGTATCAAGGCAGTCAGCATTGAGGATCCCAAGGCCGATGTGCAGGTGATCGGCGGGCGCAACCGGCAGGGTAAGTCGTCCCTGCTCGATGCCATCTGGCTGGCATTGGGCGGCGGCACTGCCGCCAAGGCAACTGATCAGCCAGTGCGTAGCGGTCAGAAGAAGGCCAGCGTCACGGTGACCGTCGGCGATGGTGACGCCCCGCAGTTTACGGTGGAGCGGCGCTGGACAACCAAGGGAACGAGCCTCAAGGTCACTGCCGCTGACGGACAGCGCTACGACAGCCCGCAGGCATTGCTTAACGAGTTGGTCGGGCAGCTGACTTTTGACCCGGTGCGATTTGTGGAGTCCGATGCCCGTAGGCAGCGTCAGGCGCTGCTGGATGTGCTCGGACTCACCAATCAGATTGACCGCCTCAATGAGCAGCGTGCCGAGGTCTTTGATGAGCGCACGGCGGTCAATCGCGCAGTAAAAGAGCTCAAGGCCGAGGTCAAGGGATATTCCTCACTTCCGAAAGAGCTACCGGCTGGCAGTGATGAGCCAGTAGAGCAGCTGCTTGACAGCCTGCGTAGGCAGCAGCAGGCGCAGCAGACGTATGACCGTGTGGAGGAGCAGTCCGTACAGCTCCAGCATAAGATAGCTGGGCTTGAGTCAGCCCTCGCGGAGGCCAAGGCCGCTCTTGAGCAGCATCAGTCGTGGCTCTTCGCCACTGATCGACCGGACACCGCTGAGATTGAGAATCGCATTGCGACAGCCAATGCCAATGCTGGCATCGCCGCGAAGATCGAGTCTAGAAACGCTACTGAGGCCAAGCTGCACGATCGGCAGCAGCGGGCAGAAGTGCTCACTGAGCAGATTCAGGACTTTGACCAGAAGAAGCTGCGCATGCTCACCGACATGCAGCTGCCAGTGAAGGGCCTGCAAGTCACTGACGATGGCGTACTATACAATGGCGTCCCTCTGAGCCAGGCAAGTGGCGCTGAGCGCATTACCGTAGGCATGGCGGTGGCACTCGCTAGTAAGCCGCGCCTCCGAGTGGTGCTGATTCGTGACGGGTCTCTGCTAGATGATGAGAGTATGGAGCTGTTGCGCAAGTTCGCGGATGACAATGACGTACAGGTGTGGATTGAGCGCGTAGGTAGCAACGATGCCGATGCCCTCATCATTGAAGACGGAGAGGTGCAGAATGCTTGAGGCACTGATTGACCTGGCTAATGAGCTCAGGGATGGACTGCAGGACGTTGATCAGCTCACTCCGGAACAGCGTGGGATGCTGATCAGTAATGTGAAGACACTGATTCATGCCATGGAGGCAATGCTATGAGATTCTTGGTCCCCACATATCAACGCCCAGACAGAATCACCACTCCGCAGCTGTTACACAGCATGTATGGAGTCCCTACCCACCTGATCACAGTGCTGATTCAGGGAGGAGCTCAGGCAGTGAATGAATATTGTAAAGCTGGAAATCTACCTGAGGGATGTCACTTAGTAGATACAGGTGCACACAATGCAGCGAGCAATCGTAACGTCGGCATACGAATGTATGATAGTGAGCCTGTAGTATTCATGGATGATGATATCACAGGATTGTCGTCAAGAAAGCCAAGTATTGAGCAGACAGATGATCCTGATCCACATATGGGAAGGGGAGTACGGCAGCGTAGACTCACTAGTCGTGGATTCATTAGTCTGGTGAGTACATGGGCAAGATTACTGACAGACACAGACGTGCAGCTTGTCACTGCTAACACTGTCAGTAACAGTGGCTTCATTGCTAGATTCAATTCAGATCAGAGATTCGTCACTAACGTTCTGCTGGTCAGCCAAGTGATGTGTTTCAGGTGTGGATCGTTTCTTTTCGATGAATCATTTGATATGGATGAGGATATTGAGCTAGGTCTTAGATTGATTAGTGGTGGAGTCACTATAGCTCGTGACAGGTCTCTGACTGTCTACTCCAGGAATCGTACTATAGACAATCCAATTGTCCATGGAGGTATCACGGATTTTATTGATCAGCGTGAAACGATCATTGATACTATAGTCACCCGGTATCAGCATCTGGTCAGACCACCGCGCAAGGGAAGCACGATGCCAACGATGAAGAAACGCCAGGAGATTTTACATTTTGACTATACTAGCAGTATAGTAATAGAAGATGACTGGTTTCAGCCATCACCAAGGGATTTGAAAGGACAAACAGGACAATGAAGATCTATCTCAGTGGCAGCATCACTGGCGCAGGCACAGAAACGGCGAAGCAGATTTTCGCCGATGAGAAGAAACGATTAGAGGATGCAGGGTATGTCGTGATCTCTCCTCTGGACTATCCTCCGGCAGTTGACATCAGCTGGGTAAGCTGCATTCAGAGGGACATCGGTCTAGTAGCCTCGGCTGACGGCGTGGCCTTGATTGACGACAGCCCCAATACGCAGTTCTCTCATGGAGTGGCGATTGAGAAGCATGTGGCGCAGTATCTGCAACTGCCGGTGATGAGCGTCAGCAGCTGGATCGAAAATCACGTTGAGGGCACAGCGGTGAGCACAGTAGATCCGGCAGACTGGCACGGTGCCGAAGCGACAAGTGCACAGGCGAGGAGACTCTAATGACGGACATGCAGGGGCGTTGGACGCCAAGCAATATTCGTGACTGGTTCATCAATCACCGCAATGATCCGTCAGCGCGCAATGATGGTACCATCGAGATTCTTGGCGCTAGCTTCATTGCCACTGAACCAGCTATCTTCGGGAGACCGAATGACTACATCAAGCGTGAGCTCCAGTGGTACGAGAGCATGTCCCTCAAGGTGGATGACATCCCCGGTGAGACTCCCGCCATCTGGAAGTCCATCGCCGCCGAAGACGGCACCGTGAACAGCAACTATGGCTATCTGTTCTGGAGTCCTGAGAATCACTATCAGGCTCGCCGTGTGGTGGACATGTTAGTGCGCTTCCCAGAGACGCGAGAGGCCGTGGCAATATACACTCGTCCTACCATGCATGATGACGCCTTCGAAAATGGACGGCGTGACTTCATCTGCACCAATGCGGTCCACTACGAGCTGCGCAACGGGAAACTGAATCTGGTCGTGCAGATGCGCAGCAACGACGTGGTCTTCGGCTACAAAAACGATTACGCTTGGCAGAAACACACTCAGCTGTTGGTTCTTGATCAGCTGCATCATATCGTTCCCGACAGGCAGTACAGGGCTGGTACCATCTACTGGCAGGTGGCTAGCCTGCACATCTACCGCAGGCACTGGCACTATCTAGGCAGTGATGTGAAGGAGACGATCTGATGACTGCAACACCTTGGAAACTCGCGCAATTAGCAGCAAAGCAATCACTGTGTGACCGTAAGCAGGTCGGAGCAGTGCTGGTGTCTGCCAATGGCACGCCGGTGGCTAGTGCCTGCAACGACGTTCCTGAGCAACCGACTGAGCACTGCATGCAGTTCTGCGCTAGGGCGCAGGGCATCAGCCGCAAGGATGACTACTCTGACTGCCCAGCCGTACATGCAGAGTACAACCTTATCCGGGAATTTGAGTCGATGGTGGATCACGGAATCGTAATCGGTGAGTGGGCGAATGGTGGCCTCACGGCCTATGTGACCAGCCCTCCGTGCGCAGCATGTGCCGAGCTGCTCAGCAGCAAGGACTACATATCAAAAATCATCTGGAGGCGCGGGCGTAAGGACGCTCATGTGCCAGACCCGTCACCGGTGTTCGCACGGCACGGCAAGAAATGTGAGGAGATAAAGTGATGATCAAGAAGAGCGGTAGGATCATTGAGGAATTTGAGCGCATCTGGTCAGCAATGCGTCAGGTGGTACCAGACCTCCCCGATGCCGTCTTCACAATGGCCGGTGGCACTGACGCGCGACGACACTACATCAAATATGGACATTTCGTTCCGAAGCAATGGCACGTAGACCCTGACGGCGATGAGTGGTGTGAGATATTCGTCGGTGGTGAGGGCCTCAGGCGTGGTGGTGCCGCTGTGCTCGCTACGCTCATGCATGAGGCGACGCACGCGCTTGCACATGTTCGCGGCATAAAGGACACGAGTGATCATAATCAGTATCACAACCAGCAGTTCCGTGATCTTGCTGAGTCTACATGGCCGCTGCACATTGAGACCAAGCATGACCGCATAGGGTGGAGCTACACCACGCTGCGAGAGAATGATGCGAAGGAGTGGCAGGGCTATATTGATGAGCTTGATGCTCTCATCGGTGAGGAGCATATGTACAGGATTGGGCCTGAGGAGTCTACTGGCACCCCGGTGGCTCATCGCAAGCGCACTGTCTATGCCTGTGAGTGCGGGCGTCAGGTGCACCTCACGCAGGACATGATCGATCATGGCGGCGTTCTTTGTGGAACCTGTAGACATCCGTTTGTGGAGGTGACTCCTGATGGTGCAGCGCGGTGAGGCAGGGTACCTCAGAGAGTTTGGCGTGCAGACGCATTTCGTCCGCACACTTGACGACGTCAATGACTTCAAGCGCTGGCTAGGGCAGCGTCGGGCTGGAGACGTACTCGGGTGTGATACGGAGTGTGAGGGCCTACAGCCGGAGAAGAGCAGAGTGCGTCTGATACAGTTCGGTGACCTGCATGACGGCTGGGCGCTGCCGTGGGAGGATTGGCGCGGCGTGGTCAAAGAGGTCTTCGCAAAATACGATGACACCGACTACGTATTTCACAACTCAAAGTATGACGCGCGAGAGATACAGCAGTGGTCAGACATCAAGATGCCTTGGTCGCGTATGCACGACACCATGACTATGGCGCACCTCGTGGACCCGCAGCGGCCCAAGGGTCTGAAGCCACTTGCAGCGCGACTGGTGGACCCGGAGGCTGTGGCGAGCCAGCGAATCATGCATGACGCCATGAACAACAATCACTGGGACTGGGCCACCATTCCCATTGATTTCCAATGGTATTGGGTCTATGCGGCGCTTGACCCGGTGCTTACCTGCCACATCTATCAGGATCTCGCTCCAGCCGTCTTCAGCAGATACGCTAAGCCGTATGAGATTGAGCGCGGGGCTACGCGCTGCCTCGCTGAGATGGAGACCACGGGAATGCGAGTGGATCTTGACTACAGCCAGAAGCAGTACGATCGTCTCAATGGCTTCGCTCAGCAGGGGAGGCAGTGGCTCAAGGACAATTGCAGCATTGACGGCATGTCCTCTCAGCAGATGATCAGATATTTCCAATCGCAAGGCATAGCCATACCGGACAAGCGAACCGCAAGCGGCGCTCAGGCCATGGACAAGGAGGTGTTGGAGGGGCTGCATCACCCGGTGGCTGATCTGATTCTCAAGATCAAGCGATCCGAGAAGCTGGCTGAGCCATACTTCGCAAACTTCCTGAGGGATGCCGACAGCAACAGCCGCGTACACCCCAACGTGTGGTCTATGGGAGCTAGGACGGGCCGCATGTCCATCACCGATCCTGCTCTGCAGACGCTCCCCAAGAGAGACACGCTGGTGCGGTCGGCTTTCGTGCCTGATGATGGTAATGCGCTTGTGTCAGTGGACTACCATCAGGTGGAGGCACGCCTGATGGCACACTTCAGCGGAGACAAGGGATTGCAGGGAGCATTCAGCGAGGGAGACTTCTTCTGCAATCTTGCGACTGGTGCCTACGGGCATAAGGTAGAGAAGCACGACATGGAGCGCAAGCTGATCAAGACTTTTATGTATGGGACGATGTACGGTGCCGGCGTGGCGAAGCTCTCAAAGTCAGCGCAGATCCCTGAGTCTCAGATGCAGGAGGTCAGTGACAAGATGGCGGCAGAATATCCCGGCATCCGTGCATTCCAGAAGAAGCTTGAGACCATAGGCACGGCACGGCTCAATGCCGAGGGTGAGGCATATGTGCTCACGCCGACTGGCAGGCGACTAGTCGCTGATCCTGACAAGGTATATACGCTCACTAACTATCTGATTCAGGGCCATGCAGCCGAGCTTCTCAAGATGGCTATGGTGCGCGTGAAGACCATGTGTGACCAGCAGTATGGCCCCGGTGTGGTGAAGATGCTGGTTCCCATCCACGATGAGGTCGTGTCTGAGTGCCCCAAGGAGATTGCACCTGAGGTGACGAAGACGATCGAAGACGCTATGGCGTATCGCCAGTACACGCCCAACCTGCTGGCTGAGGGTGAATGGAATGCAGACAACTGGGGAGCGCTGACTGAGGAATGACCGTGCGGCGCAGTGACGACTATCCGGTGCTGATAACGATTGACCCAGGCAAGGCGACCGGCATGACCATAAGCTACCTACCTGAGGAGCACCCTACCACGCTGTCAGGAATCAGCGCTACTGAGGTGTTTTCTTTTGAGGACATGTCGGCGGTGCTGTGGCGACTTGGTACCATGTATCGCAAAACTGGCAGCATGATCGTGATTGAGAATTATATCATCAGCGGCGGCACCGCTGCCAAGACTCAGGCACCGTGGTCGCTTGAGCTGATAGGCGCAGCGAAGATGACTTCGGTCATATGGCGTATGGGTTTCTGCCTGCAGACACCGGCGCTGGCTAAGAGCACTGCCAATGACAAACTGCTGCAGAAGATGGCGCGGCATGCTCCGGGCTGGTGGACTCCCACTGATGGCGGTCATGCGAATGATGCGCTGCGTCATGCAGCTACATGGCTGCTGCGCAATAATAGAATACCGATGGACGTGATGAGAGAGCTGGTAGATGATGATTGAAATAGGCTACATCGCTGAGACTGATCGGATCACGCTGAAGAGCAGCGTCGGCTCACTCGATGATGACCGTATTCGCGCGCTTCAGGGTACGCGCTATAGCATGCTCTATGGCTGGACGGCACCACTGACGTGGTCCGTATGGTGCGGAGTGCAGGGGGAGTATGGCACTGAGATAGCGTTGTCACCTGAGGCAACTGAGGCGGTCGCTAGGCTGTATGCTGACAGCGTACAGCCGCTCATTACGCTACATGCGCAGCTTGACTATGCCGTGCCCAAGGGTGTGCCTACCTACCCGTATCAGGAGGCTGGCGCGCACTATCTGGCCCTAGGGAAACGCATCATGCTCAATGACGAGGCCGGTAGCGGTAAGACCCTACAGACCATACGAGCGCTACAGCTCATCGTGCAGGGTGGGTACAACCCATTTCCAGCAGTAGTAGTGGCACCTGCCAACATGGTGATGACGTGGCGAGAGGAGATACAGAAGTGGTGGCCTGGATTACTAGTGCAATGCGTGATTGGCAAGGGGGCATCCCGTACCAAGGCACTACATACGCCGGCGCACGTCTACGTGATCAACTATGAGAATCTTCACCGACACAGCTCACTCGCTGGCTACGGAAGCATGAAGCTGACTGACAGTGAGAAGCAGCCGAAGGAGCTGAATCGCATCAAGCCAAGAACGGTGATCGTTGATGAGGCGCACCGTATCAAGGACCCGAAGTCCAAGCAGTGCCGCGCAGTGTGGTCATTGGGTAGCAGCGCCGAGTACCGTTATGCGCTCACCGCTACGCCCATTGCCAAGTCACCAGCTGACATGTGGTCAACATTCCATTTTCTGGAGCCGGAGGTATGGACTAGTCGCAACGACTACATCAGCCGATACTGCGCAACCAGTTTTGGCTACGGCGGGCACATCCAGATAACCGGAATGAATCCGCAGCATCAGCAGGAGTTCTGGGCGATCATGGCGGCGACAAGTCGCCGCATGCTGAAGAAGATCATTCTTCCACAGCTACCGCCCAAGGTCATGCAGGTACGTCAGGTGGAGATGAGCGCCCGACAGGCCACCGCCTACAATCAGCTGCGCAAGGGGATGCTCGCCCTAGTGGGTGAGCATGGTGACAATCTACTGGCTGCGCGTGACGCTCTATCACACATGATGAGGATGTGGCAGCTTGCCAGCAGTAACATCGCCGTAGACGATGACGGCCGCGTGACCATGATAGACCCAAGCAGCAAGCTTGACGCCATGATGGACATCATTGATGAGATGGCCGGTGATCCGCTGGTGGTGTTTGCTGAGAGCCGACAGCTGATTGAGCGTGCCGCTGCTCGACTCACCAAGGCAAAGATCCCCTACATGATGATAATCGGCGGCCTTACCGCCGACCAGCGGCAGGACGTCATCACGCGCTTCCGTGACGGCAAGACGCCAGTGCTGCTCTGTACGATCAAGGCAGCTAAGGAAGGCAATACATTCACCGCTGCGGGCACAGCGCTCTTCCTACAGCGTAGCTGGAGCTCAATCGACAACTCTCAGGCTGAGGATAGAGTGCACCGCATAGGCGCTGAAATACATGACGAAGTGGACATCATCGACCTCGTAGCACCCGGCACGGTGGAAACGCGGCAACGCGCCGTGCTGAAAAAGGGGTATAGTAGCCTTACAGAGGTCATGAGGGATACTGACCAGCTGCAAAGACTCATAGGACAGGAGGACACGGTATGACATTATCAAGTGATGGCAAGCTGCACATAAGCAACAGCGAGATCAAGACGTATCACCGCTGTAGGCGTAAGTGGCTGCTGCACTACTATCTGTGGTGGAACAAACAACAGGCAGAGGACTTCAGCACTCCCCTCACCCTTGGTAGTGCAGTGCACGAATCACTGGAGAGATACTATCTTGACGGACTTGACCCTGTAGCGTATCTGCGCGGTATCTATGAGGATCGGCTTGATGAGGCAGAAAGACTAGGCTATTTTCAGTCGGTGATAGATGCGGTCAAGAAAGAGCGTGACCTAGCTCTGGCAATGGTGGAGGGGCTGCTTGAGTGGCAGGCTGAGACCGGCGTAGACAATGGCATGACCCTCATCGGTGTTGAGAAGACGCTCGAGGCTCCTCTGCCTAATGGCACGATTCTTCGTGGCAAGCTGGATCAGCAGTGGCGACTTGATGATGGCCGCGTGATATTCAGAGACTGGAAGACGTGTGCGAATTTTAGTGGTCTAGAGGATGGGTTTCTCCTCAATGAGCAGATCAAGATGTATCAGCTACTGGAGCGGCTCACTGACCCGACGCAGACCACTGACGGCGCTCAGTTCGTGATGATGCGTAAGGTGAAACGGACCGGTAATGCCAAGCCACCATTCTACAAGGCTGTCAAGGTGCGGCCGAACAACGCCGAGGTAGACAGCATGTTCCGTCGCACCGTTCGTAGCACCACGGAGATTCGTGACCTCACTAGAGCACTTGATGCCAATCACAGCATTGAGGCCCTACAGTATGCGTGCCCTCCGTCACCGACGCGAGACTGCAATTGGGACTGCCCATTCTACGATGTCTGCCCTCTCATGGACGATGGCAGCAACTGGCAGGGGCTGCTCAATGAGCGATATGAGAAGATCAACCCAGATGAAAGGTACAATGACAATGACAATGAAGATTCTGACGCCAAGTGAGCACAGAGCATTGAGTATACTCGTGCATGCTGACACTAAGGTCGGCAAGTCCACGTTCGCCAATACGGCACCGGCCCCACGGCTACTACTTGATGCCGAGGCGGCGGCGCGATTCCTCCCCGGCCGCAAGGTGCTGTGGGATCCCATGACGGAGGAGCCACCAAAGTGGAACAATGACTGGGACACATGCGTGGTCAATGTTCGTGACTATTCAATTCTCCTCAAGGCATATGAGTGGCTCAACAGTGGTCAGCACCAGTTTGTCTCGGTGATCATCGACTCAATCAGTGAGGTGCAGACACAGGTCAAGGAGCAGCTGGAGGGTGAGGGCCGCATGTCTCAACAGCTGTGGGGTGATCTGCTGAACAGCATGGAGAGGCTCATCAGAGGCTTCCGAGACCTGACTGAGCATCCCGTCAAGCCGCTTCAGGCCGTGGTACTTACCGCCATGACTCAGATGCGTGACGGAAAGTACCGGCCCTATGTGCAGGGACAGCTACAGGTCAAGATGCCATACTTCCTCGACGTGATCGGCTACCTGTATGTGGAAGAGGTGCCGGTTGATACTGAGGACCCGACTAAGGGCACCAGGAAGATGAGGCGTATGCTAGTGGTGCCTCACGTCCAATTTGAGGCAGGTGAGCGCGTGCAGGGGCGACTTGGAGATATCATCACCAACCCAAACGTCTCCACCATGCTAGATACAGTTTTCGGGCCGGCGACCGCTGACTCGACAAAGAATAATAGCAGTAATGACCGAAAGGATCAGAAATGACAGCAGCAATCAATTGGGGCGACCTCATGGCAAGCAGCGGGGCAGATTTTGAGATTCTCCCCGTCGGACAGTACGCGGCGCAGGTCACCAAGGCAGAAGCGAAACAGAGCAAGAACGGCAAGCTCATGTTCGCCACGACTTTCCGTGTTATCAGCGGTCCCAAGACCAACCGAACGATCAGCAACAACATCGTTCTCTCCCCTGAGAACCCGCGCGCCGTGCAGGCGTTCTTCATCAACCTGCGAGCGCTTGGCGTGGATGAGGCGTTTCTCAAGCAGACTCCTGCACCGGCACCGGAGACCGTGGCAGCTAAGATGGTTGGTGCCAAGGCTCAGATCTCCGTCACGCATCGTGAGTATCAGGGACAGCAGCGTGACAACGTCGACCGAATCAGCAGACTCACAGGCGCTGCTGCGACACAGGCGGCTACACCGTCCATCGCCGTACCGACGGCAGCCACTCCGGCACCTGTAGCGGCGGCTCCTCAAGTGGCTGCGCCTACGCCTGCGGCTGATCCGTGGGCCGGGTCTGAGAAGGACGCCGGGCCGACCATCGGCACGCCGGCAGTAACGCAGGAAAGCACGGCACCGATCCCCGCGCCAGTGAATCCGGCTCCCGCAGCTGCTCCCATGCCACAGGCAGCTCAGCCTTCCACTGTGGCACCAGCAGCTCCTGCTGTTCCGGAGATTCCCGACTTCGCCAACATCACATTCTGACATTGTAGTGTGACGTGATCGCTTGCCCTACCTCTTTATGGGGTAGGGTAGGCACTATCATTGGTAATACTAATCTGACTATGGAGGACAGGCATGGAGGACAAGGCAGAAGATAACGTAGCATCTGAGGATGATCGACTGTCAGAGCTGTTGACGCTGCAACGTAGATTACAAGAGGAATGCTATCATACTGACTTTGCTGGCATGGACAATGAGGAGCGCATCGCCTTCATTCGTCAGAATGTGCTTGCGCTTGAGGATGAGCTTCATGAGGCGCTGCGTGAGGTCGGCTGGAAGAGCTGGGCGCGCACCAAGTACGTTCATGAGACTCGTTTGCAGGAAGAGCTTATTGACGCGCTTCATTTCATGCTGTCTCTATTGCTTGCAGCCAACATGGATGCTGATGACGTGTATGAGCGCTATCTGACCAAAAACAGAATCAATCGCCGTAGGCAGCAGGAGGGCTACAGCGGTGAGAAGACAAGAGATGAGGCAGAAGACAGATGATTCAGCAGCCTAGACTCAGGGACTATCTTGCCTTAGGATGGAAGATCTTTCCGCTGCACAGCATAGGCGCTGACGGCAAATGCACCTGTGGGCGGGGAGACGCCTGCACGTCACCGGGCAAGCACCCGCGCACGGCGCATGGTCTGTTAGATGCCACTGATGACCCTACACAGGTGCAGCAATGGGCGGCGCAATATGGTGGAGCCTGCAACTGGGGACTTGCCACCGGTGAGACCAGCGGCGTCATCGTCATTGACATCGACACCAAGCATGGTGACGGCTATGCCAGCCTGCGCAACTGGGAGGAGCGCAATGACGAACAGAGTCCGACGCTGGTGGCCAACACCGGTAGTGGCGGAGAGCATCGGTATTATGCATGGCCTGGCAGGCATGTCAAGACGCGAGTTAATTGGCTTGCGAGCGTGGATGTGCGTGGTGACGGCGGCTACGTAGTGCTGCCTCCAGGTAGGCACGTGAGCGGCGGCGTATATAGCTGGGAGAATTGGGGCCATGCTGCGGCTCAGATGTCGATCGCACTGAGTGACGAGCTGTCCAGTGCCAAGATTGCTGGCAAGCCCGCACTCACCTCTCAGCAGATTGACAGCCTTGGTGGCTTCACGTGGCAGGGGGTGAGCATGGCTGACGCGATGGTCAATGGCGTGCCTGAGGGAATGCGTGATGACTGGATATTCCGGTGCGCATGCGCGCTGCGCCGCAGCGTGTCCAAGTCCATGCCGACGGACCTCGCCAAGCAGATGATCCTCGTGGTGCTTAATGGCATCGGTGACCGTAGTGGGTTCGACCGTGATGAAGTGCTCGGCAAGGTCAATAGCGCCTTCAGGCAGGATCATACCGATGGGGCATCACCGGATTTTTTAGCACCGACCGACGGGAGCGACGAGCTGTGGCTCACCAATCTCACCGACGCAGGCAATCGGGGCCGTTTAGCGGATTTAACGGCTGGTAGGCTCCTCTATCGTCAGGACGTCGGATGGTATGAATTCTCCTCGGAACGCGGCTGGCATCACGTGCCCAGTAGAGTGGCGCGCTATCAGGCGGAGGCCGTCGGCAGGAAGATGATGAGCATTGCCAGTGCGATAGACGACGCCAAGTCAAAGCATAGATATACTGATTTCGTTGCGAGCAGCATGAATCGCGCCCGACTTGACAGCATGATGGATATGTGTCAGGGCGCGCCAGAGTTTCTTAGAGAGCAGGATGACTTCGATCAGGAGGCACTGCTACTTCCTGTCGCCAATGGAATGATAGACCTGTCCAATGGGCGGCTATTGCCATTCAGCCAGGATGTGCTGTATGATCGCTCCAGTCAGGTAGTGTACGATGCCGACGCTGACTACGGGTGGTGGGCGCGGTATGTGCTGCACGCTGTAGACGGTGATGAGCAGATGGCTCAGTATCTCCAGGAGGCCGTCGGGTACACATGCACAGGGCTCATCAGTGAGGAGTGCTTCTTCGTCATCAGTGGTCCGCCGCAGTCTGGCAAGTCGACGTTCATCGATGGCCTCAATGCTGCTCTCGGCGATTGGGCGCATAGCATTCAGGGCAATCTGCTTATGATGCGTCGTGGCAAGGACACTCGTCCAGACGACCTCGCATCACTGGTTGGCTATCGCGCCATCACGGTGAGTGAGACGCGCAGCGGTGACACGTTCGATGAGGCGCTCGTCAAGCAGCTCACTGGTGGCGATCGCATTACTGCACGCAAACTCTATGGTGAGCCATTTGACTTCCGTCCGGCGTTCAAGCTATGGATCGGCAGCAATTTTGATGCCTTCTCAAGTGATCCGGCAATGGTGCGCCGCATCAAGAGGATATCATTCCCCAAGAGCATCCCCGCTGATCAGCGCGATCTCAAGCTCAAGGACCTTGTCCGCAGCGTCACTGGCGCTCAGGCGATACTGCACTGGGCGGTAGACGGAGCGATACGCTACCTAGCGCACGGGCAGCTGAGTGAGCCGGTAGCCATACGCATGGCAGCTGAGGCATACAGAGCTGAGGGTGATGTGGTCGGCAGCTGGCTGCAAGACAACATAGAGCAGGGAAGTAGCACCTCTGCATCACTGACTGACCTCTACACTGACTATTCCGCATGGTGCGAGGCCAACGGTGAATTCGCCATCAAGCGGCGATCACTGCTGCAAGAGCTGCGCAATCATGGCTACGCTGAGTCTCGTGATGACGACGGCAGGCAGTCAATCGTCGGTTTGCAGGTGCGCAACAGCACGCTGTTAGAGCATCTTGGGTATTGAGAAACGCCGAGTTGTGTAGTTACTAATAACGTAGTATAATTTCAGCTGTACGACATCAAGGACACAGGAGGACAGTATGTACAAGATAATGGCTAGGTTCAATGGAGACAAGCGGTTCAAGGCATTGTCAGTTGAAAGCAACGGTGCGGGGCCAGCAGCAAATCTACTGAACGCGTCTTTTTGGAACACTCGAAGCGAGGCCGATGCGGCGCTTGACCGGCTGAAGAATACGGCCAAAAGGCAAGGGATCGCAGTTGAACTCAAGGTGGTGCGTCAGTCATGATAGGCTACACTCTACAATGGCCGCACACAGATCGATACGGCTATGAGACTACGGCAAGCACACCAGTTCCTGAGTCATGCAGAACGTTCGGTCAGATGTTTGCTCATGCCAGCATATCTGCCACGCTTCTCGGCGTGCCAGTGACCATAGTGGATGAGGAGGGAGAAGAGGTGATCACGGTGCTCCATCGGTAGGAAGACCTGATGTAGAAATGACGAGATCCCCATCGTTTATCACAGAAATATTGGCTATATAGCCTGAAATTCGTGATAAACGGTGGGGATCGACTTATGTTGGGTGCTAGGCAGTTGGCTCGTGTGAGCCGATGTTTTCCAAGGCATCAAGCCACTTTGATGTGACGCCGACTGCCTTGAATGCTGCGTAGGCCACCTGTACGCCGCCAATGACGGCAAAAACGCAGGTAAGCCATGCAGCAGGAGTGGATGGGATGCCAGAGATGAATCCGGTGACAATCCCGGCGAGCAGGCTAACGCCGATGCCGAGTGCACGCGCCACGCTGGCACTCATGGCGTGTGTCTTGATGAGCTGTACGATATATGGAATGATGATCGCGCTCACAAGCGTGGCGATGAGCTGAATGATAGTCATGTGCTGTTCCTTAGAATGGGTTGTGATCGTTGATGGAAATCTGAAGACGGTCCAACGGTTCACCGTACACTCCGGCGAAACCATCATAGCCGGGCAGACTGGTGCCGTCATCGCAGCAGGGGTTCAGCCATCCGGCGCGTGCCGTCGTCTGCGACCGATACCATGCCTGCCTGAGCGTGCGTCCTGCGGGCGTCGTATAGTAGGCTTGCACGGCGTCGATGGTGCGGCCGAACATTCCGGCGCATCCGTTCACCGTGTCGTTCGGGTTACCATGGTTCACCCAGTCAAGCCATCCGCCGCCCTGGACGTGGACACGGTAGCGCAGATCGCCTTCCGTGACGTTCATCCACAGCATGTCATGACGGTGGTTCGGGTTCCCCGCATACCCGTCGTCCCCACCACCGAAATCATGTACGGTGGGGAGCCAGCCGACTCCCTGCTCGTGGAGCGCGTAGTTGACGTGTGGCATCGGTGACGGCGCGGGAGCGGGAGAGGCCTGCGATGCGGGCTGCGGTTTCCCGTTGACCGCCGCATACCGCATCCACATGGTACGGTCGCCGTAGAACTTGTTCAGATCGAGCGCCCCACCCCAGCCGTCGAGTCGCCCCGAAGAGGAGTATTGGCGTATCGCGCACCCGTACCTGTCATCATTCCACGGCGTATCCTGATAGCCGGTCGCGTTCATATCAGCATACTGGGCGACCCAAGTACCGCAGTCATTCCGTTTAGCCACATCCCACGGGAACGCGGAGGATGATGCGTAGACGAGCGGTTTCACGCCAGTACGGGCGATGATGCGTTTGATGACCGCATCCAGATAGTTCAGATCACCCCACGCCGAATTCTGCCCGCTCTCCCAGTCGACGGCGAGCACGACGCGGCCCACCCAGCCTTTCACCTGGTCGACGAAGAAGTCGGCTTCGCCGTTCGCGTCACCGCCCGACACGTACATGTAGACGCCTGCGAGTCTGCCTGCTCCGAGCAGTTGATCGACGGCGCGCGAGCAATCCGGGTTCACATATCCTTTGCCTTGTGTCGCTTTGACGATGGCGAAGTCGAGTGGGACGACAGCTAAGTTGATTCCTGCCTGATAGCTGCTGATGTCAATACCGCGTAATGTCATATTATTCTCCTTAATTGGTGATGATGGTGGCTAGGAATTCGAGGAGCAGTGCGAGACCGTACAGGTCGCGTGCCACGTTGAGTATGAGCAGTAGTAGCCCACTTTCGGCGAGAATCATGGCGGCGGTGCCGAGAATGCGAAGGTGCGCGCGTATCCGGCTCACCGTTCGAGCCTCGGGAAATCGGGACGCATGCCATCAGGCAGGTGTGGCTTAGGATGACTCCTCGTGTACGCGATATCACCTGTCTGGCATAGCCCATCAAGCCAGTGCATCAGCTCACGAAGATAGCGGGTACGCTCAAGGTCTCTATCTTCAAGTTCATGCTCCTCTCTACGCAGTTTTCTGTTTTCATCGAAGAGCCACTTGAGCTTCTCGTCCTGCGCATCGATCTTCTCCTGCAGCTTGCCCTGCGCCTGCGTGAGCTCGTTGTATGCGTGAGCAAGGCTGCTGCGATGACTGGCAATGGTGTTGGCGATGCTGACCACTAGGCCACCGGCGATTGCACCAATAAGACCGATGATGGCTATCAGTACATCCTTATCCAAAAGAGTGAGCCAGGTAGGCATAAGCATTTTCTCAGATTTCTTCTATCGGGGGACTTCGTCATAATCGATGAAGTGAGAGCAGGGGAGTCCATGCCGTGTGGCAGTGCTAAGTACAGTATGGACTCTACACTCAATTATACCTCAGTCACACTTACTAAGCCGTGATTAGACTTGTGCGTTCTCACTCTTCCTCCTGTTGCTGTTGTATCTGGGCGGTGATGATTGCGTTCTCGCGCTCCAAAGCCGCAATTCGGGTGGTGAGATTATCGATGTCAACTGGCCGTTGGTCGGGTTTCGAATCGCGAGCCCAGTATCCAGACCATAACCGCGCTGTACGAGATCGTTGCCATTGGTATCGGTGACGTGCAAGCCCTGTTGTGTCATTTCGGTCTTCGGATTGCTCAAAGAGCAACCCGATGCGTTCACGCGGGGCGTTTCAGCTCGTCGATATTCGAGGCGAGCGAATCGATTTTCCGGTCGGTCTGCTCGAAACGCGTGTCCATTTTGTTGGACAGCTGGTCCCTGTTTAGTCCATGATGGACAGGGTTGGCCATGGGATGGTGTCGGTGACGGGCTGCGTTCGGTCTCGGTGGCCGACGCGTATCTCGCCCGGTGCCGGCCACGCCGACTATCGCGATGATGATGTCCTCGCTCAAGTCAGCGTCCCGCCTGCCACGAGGTTACGGGCGGTCATGCGAATAATCCCAGTCGTCCTCTCGCAAGCGTCGCGCGTAATCGGCTTTGACCTGGTCGAGCCGTATGTGTCCTACGCCATTGCCGCCTGCCTCGATGTACTTCTCGCCTGACTGCAGGATCGACTCTTCCGCATTGCGATCACGGGGGGCGGGCGAACAGGCACTGGCGCAGCACGATGAGACGCACGTCGCGTATCGCGCTGTCGGTCGCGTCCAGGCGTTCGTCCTGCGACTGGAGGTGGCTGTAGTCGCGGTCGAGCTTGGCTTCGATGCCTTTCAGGTCCTCGCTCGTGATCTTGGACCTATGCCGGTCGAGGCGGCGGAACAGCTCGGTCGCGGAGTACCTGGTGTTCGCGCGGGAGGTGGAGGACGCGGACGCGCTCTACTTCGCCCAGGCGACGCAGAGCATATCCGCGAAGTAGGCCGTGCCGCAATCGCGTCAGCATGCCGTGGGCGCGGCTATGCGTTGTAGATGCCCATGATGGGCTGGCGCAGGATGCCGTTGGCCGACACGGTCACGGTTTTCGACGCGTCGCTGCTGGCCAGGGAGTTCAGCAGGTTGTAGTTGTACATGCCGTTGCCGCTATTGTTCTTCACGATGACCGCATCGAACCTCGCCCACAGGTAGTATCTGGCGTCGCTGGGTGTGGCCAGCCTGTTGTCGTTTCTTTTCAGGTAGATCTTCGGGTTGTAGGAGGATACGTTGTTGACGTTGATCTCGACGCTGCGCGTCTGCTCCATGTTGATGTGCGTGTTCAGTACGGGCAGGGGGAAGATCTTGCGGGCGATGGGAATGTCGAGCGAGTACACCTCCGTGATGTTCCCGTTGGCGTTCTTTCGTATGTCCGCGCCCCATTTGACTACGTCATCATAGGACAGCTTCGCGGCCAGCGCATTGAACAGCACCAGGTAGTCGCTGGTTGACGGCAGGCTCCTCCACAGGTAGTAATCCTGCGACCAGTTGAGCAGGGC